TTACGGCTTGCTTTAAGAGACAAGCTGGAGGCATTAAAGGAACTGCGGGTACGTCCATTTGGTATAGCGACTTCGTCACCAAGTTTTGCCGGAATGATTTCCAGTTCATACATGGGTGTTCTTAGTTCAATATATCTATGGAAGTCCTCTAATACCTTACCTTATCTTTATGACTATCTAAAGTCGACTGGAAATATATCTTTCATTCGTTTCATAGAAACGGGTGTTAAGATTTCTAGCTGACCTAAGGAGTTTACTGATAAGTGTAAGACATTAGGAGGACTCGGGCTTAAACCCGAACCTGCAGGAAAAGTAAGAGTTTTTGCTCTTGTAGATTGTGTGACGCAATGGGTTATGGATCCATTGCATAAACGATTATTTACCATCCTTGGGAAAATTCCTCAAGATGGTACATTTGATCAAATCAAACCTTTAAAGGCTCTCCTTCAAAGAAATAAATCTCTTTATTCTTTGGATTTGAGCGCGGCCACTGATAGACTACCTATAGTCCTTCAGATGATCGTGTTAAGTCCTTTAGTAGGTGCAAATTTTGCAAGATTATGATCAATAATGCTAATCGGCCGACCCTATAGTCTTCCTAAGTCAGCTTCTGAGTTTCTTTCGATGAAAGATAAACAAAAGAGGCTGAAACAGTTGTACTACGGGGCCGGGCAACCTATGGGAGCATTGACATCATGAGCGATGCTAGCTGTCACACATCATTATATTGTGCAGTTCGCAGCGTTCCTAGTGTCCGGAAAGAAACGATGATTTGAGGATTATGCAATCCTTGGTGATGATGTAGTTATAGCCGACGGGCCAATTGCTCATAAATATTTAGAAATTATGAGTTGAATTGGTGTGAAGGTAGGGATTCATAAATCCCTAATTTCACCTTCCGGTAACTCTCTAGAATTTGCTAAACGATACTTCTATAATAAGAAGGATTGTTCAGCTATACCTCTTAAAGAAGTATATGCTGGGACTATTAGTATTTCAGCGTCAATTGAATTGATGCGTAAATATAAAACGTCCTTATCTCAGATCTTAGCCTTCAACCAATTCGGTTTCAGGTCATTATCTAAGATTACAAATCCATTGAGACAGTTATCCGGTCGTATGAGAGCTATCATCTTATCATCACTTTTTCCTAAGGATTGAACACCTGAAGCCTTTAAAGAATTCTTGTCTATAAGATCTTTAGTACAGAAAGTTCCAGTTAAGGAATCTGTATTTCAAGGTCTTACTGATTCGTATGTTTCCCTGATAAGGAAACAGATCAGTAAACTTGATAACTCAATGTCTCTTTTAAGATATTTAGTTACAGTTGATAGAACAAGGGCTCATTATGGTACTGTTTCTTTTGATCAAGATCCTAGAATATGTTCGTTATTACGTCCACATTCGAAAGATCACAATTTAGATCTGAGAAATATGCCAATTTCTAATGAGCTGTATGCATATGTTGTTCTGATAAATGAATTTGTTTACAGAAACCAATATATGGATACACTTCTTAAAGTTCGTGAATTAGTTGCTTTAATCGATGAGGTTGATTCTTTATCAAAAATCGACCTCTTTGAGACTATTCTAAGTAAATTAGTTTCTATTGAAAATGATTTATCTCTACTTCCTTTCGTTGAAAGGGATCAAAGAAGAATAGTTCAAGTAACTAAATCATCGGTGTCTCGATTCATAAGATTATGGAAATCCTCAAATCTAGGTACAAGATTAAAATAATCAATCAGTTTATTACTAATTGATTGTTTTAATCTCTCTTTATAGAATGAGTAAACAGGGACTTAAGATTATATTATCCTTTGATAGTATATAACCTGTTTGTATAATCAGTAGTTCTATTAGAGAATATTTAAATAAAGTTGTTTAAAATAACTCTTACCCGAATAGGTCTGATTTATGACATTTAGTCAATAGTTCATATTACTGTATACACCCTATGTAGGGGACGGGGACGAAGGCGAGAAAAAACATCAATCAGGGATGATTGGTGTCAGCCGAGTAGTAGGCCAATGCTCTAAGAAATTAGAGTTCTTATCTAGAACAGATAAGTATGGTAAGCGCTCAAGCGGCTAAATCGAATCGAGTTAAACTCGATGGTTTTGTTAAACCTAGATTTAGTGATCTCTAAGTAACCTAACTGTAAAAAGTTTTAATACTTTTACATAGTACCTGTATACAGGACATGAGGGATAAAATTTATATAGTTGGAGCCTCTGGCGGTAAATGTAAGTTGTGAAATAAGCTTACAGACCGATTAGAGAGGAACGGCTATATAGAATAATATTCTCATCATTATGAACATATAACTATCTAAGTTATAAATCAGGGCAACCTCTTGGTAGAGATTACTATCCATGGAAGTCCCCACTGCTTGAGTGGAGTGTGGATGAAGATGTGCAGTAGCAATATAAATTCCCGAAAGGTCAATCATAATTAACATAGGCTTAAACTAAACCATAATGTTTAAGTTTATATGATTGAGGATCGAAATTAAGGTTGTCAGGAAGAAGATCCCTGACCGTGACCAGATTTATATTTAACTACTTGTGTTTATTGTGAGTTGTTTTATTATTCAACCGCAGTAAAGATAAGTTCTCTATCAATGTTGTTGGAATGCCAACACCTATTGAAAGTCATCTGAACAGATGGACCTGTTATTAATTAATTAATAATAGTATTCCACTGAAAGATTTTTGAAACGTATCTAAACGTAACGGTCTGCTGAATCAGAAGACTCATTTCTGAACTAGTGCACTCCTGCACTAGGGGGTT